CATTCATAAAATGTGTTTAATAATTCTTTAAGAAAAAAGATAACGTCTTCCTTTTTATTTTCACGAAGATATTTTTTTGCCTCTTTCTTTAATTCTTTATTCAATCCCTTTCTTTTTGCCCTTTTAAATGCTTTTTTAGTACTTTCACTTGTAGATTTAATACTGTTTTTGGTAACATCCGAACTATTTTTCTGGTTTTTTTTGGCCGTATCCTTTCCTTTATCTGTTACCTCATTTGCCGAATTAAGTGTTTCTTCTTGGGCTTTTTTTGATTCTTCGATAACTGCTTCTGTTTCTGCTTCCACAGCTGCAGATGTACGTTCAAGTGCTGCTTGGAAATCGCCAGGTAATATTTCACCTTTTAAGTAATCACCCACAAATCCTTCACTAATTGATTTCGGGTCTATTTCGGGTCTATCTCGCTTTGTAACCCAACCAGATACAGTGTCTTCACGTTTATTATTTGCGAAAACCTTTATTTCATTACATTTAGGTAATTCCGTATCATTCAAATAATCACTATTATCATTTATATATTCAACGGGTTTACCATCTTCCATTTCATTAAACATGTCGCCACTATTTATTGTCTTTAATGAAGCTAATAAAGAATAAATTAATCCAGTGTTTCCACCTTCCGTTGTTTCCATAGCACTTGCGTTGACGTTATCAACTAATATAGAACGGGTCTGCTCTTTATCATCATTGTCTAAACATTTACTATTTGTGCTAATAAAATAACGGTTTCCTACTAAATTTGGAGAGTCTTTATACACTGGTGATTCACCGCCCTTGATTAATGCATCAGCATAATGACTAATCAATTGTTTCGAATTCTGTTTCATTTCCATTGGACTTTTATATAGTTCACCATAATTTACGAAATTACTATCAAATTTATTATATACATTATATTCATCACCTTCTGAATCCATTTATATATTATACTATAAAGTTATAAAATTATTTAATGGTAAAATATATATATAAATAATATGGATAAATATATTATCGATTTATGGAATAATAATAATAAAACAGATATAAATAATACGAATATAGTTGATGAAGTAAAAAAAACAATACTTGTAAGATACATATATTTAAATCAGTTTGACTGGGAAAGATATCATAATAGTCATGCAGATTTAACAAGAGATATTCAAATTCCTGATGAATTAACATTATATACACATTGGATTAATCATGGTAAGTCAGAAGGACGAATTGCGAAAAAAAAATTCTCAGAAGAAGAATACGATGAATTTGACTATAAATCATATCAAACGTTAAATGAAAATATTAGACATTTAAAGGAACATTTAATATTATATAAACATTGGATAAGTATAGGTATATTTGACCCGAAAATGCGTGTTAATTCTGTAGAAACAATAGATACTCCATCAAATACAGTGGAACAATTATCAGTAATAGGAAAGTGTACTATATTTAAAGATGAATTAGTGAATAAAAAATGGACAGAACTGGTCGAATATGAAATAGAACATTTTAATTGGAAACACTATTTAAATAAATACCGAAGTGATTTAGTAAACTTATCAAATATAACTACATATTTTAATAGTTTTATTCATTGGATTGTTTGTGGTAAGAAAGAGAAACGGGTCGCATATTATAAATATGATTTATCTGAACAAATCGAAAGAGAAATTCACAAAAGTAAAACATACAATTTTATCAAGTTAAGTAATGAAAAAAAAAAAGAGAAAAATGACCGACTGGCTATATTACCAATTTATATTATTAATTTAAATAACCGGATTGATAAAAAATATGAAATGATGTATCAGATTAATGAAATTAATGGAAATGATAATGTTACTATTTTTCGTGCGTATGACCATACAAATTATATAGTAAATGAAAAATATCATGAATATAAATCAAAATTTATAAACAGTGAAATTCGTGGTGATAAAGAAGAAGAAGAAGAAGAAGAAGAAGAAGAAGAAGAAGAAGACGCCATTATATCAAACATAGGAGCAATGGGATTAATTGTGTCTACTATTGAATTATTTAAACAAATAGAGGAGTCTGGAATAGACCACGTAATTATTTTAGAAGACGATGTTCAATTACATAAATCGTGGAATTACATGATAAAACCTGTGAAAACACTGATCGAAGACAAGGATATCGTCTATATAGGATTTAATAATCATGAAAAAAAGGTAAATGAATACTTCTATAATTATAACAGTGATATTATAGAAAATATTCCATATGATAAATCACAACACGTATTTTACGGAACATATGGATATATATGTAGTTCAAAATTTCGACAAAAAATAATTGGTTTGGGTATTGATTGGTTTATAACAAACAATGCGACATTAGATTATGGATATAATATTTTAATGTGGGAAAGAGAAATTACAGGATATGCTATTACGGGAGAACATATGGTATTTCCTGATATATATGATGAAGATTGTATAAATAATAATAGAAAACAAAAAGAAACCTTTTATTTAGACCGATATATAACAACCAAAAATTATATAGATAGAATCGAAAATGATGTATCATTTGTTTTTATAATACCAAGTTACAATAATGAAAAATGGATTGAGAAAAATATAAAATCGATTATAAATCAAAAATACAAAAAATGGAAAATGATTTATATAGACGATAATTCAAGTGATAACACTGGAAAACTTTTCAAAAAATATACCAAATCTGTAGAATCAAAGTGTACATACATACATAATAAACAACAATATGGGCAAGCATTTAATCGATATATGAGTTACAATAGATGTAATGATAAAGAATATTGCGTTTTATTAGACGGTGACGACTGGTTGTCACATAATTATGTATTAAAATTTTTATCACTATTTATAACTAATAATAAATTAGATATGACGTATGGTAGTTATGATATATTTAATAATAATAAAATAGAATCATATACAAATATGGACGATTATAGTAAAGAAACAATAGTAAATAAAACATATAGAAAGGATGAGTGGCGTGCGAAGCATTTACGTGTTATAAAGGCGAGTTTATTAAAAATGATTGATCCGTTTGATTTTATAGACGAAAATGGAGATTTTTTGCGCACATCAACCGATATGATAGAATCCTTTGCATGTTTGGAATTAAGTGAAGGGAGGCATAAAAAAGTAGATGATGTGTTGATGTTATATAACCAAGATAATTCAAAATTATATGATACATCTTATTATAATGATAATAATAAAGAATTAAAAATGAACAATGAAAAGAGAATAAGAAATCGACAACCTTACGTAAAAAAACAAAACGATACTGTTGTTGTAATTGATATTGAAGAAAAGAATTATAAAGATAAAATAATGGAAAATACGTTTAAAGACAAGACTATTTTAATAGCAAAAGGTTCGGAATTAGTCCATTACGTTGATCTACTAATGGAATACAAGAATATTCAATTTGTCGTAGATTAACAATAATATATTACAAATCAAAATATACACAGTGAATAACTATGTATATTTTATTACATATTTGAACAATTACTTCCCAGTTGAACCAAATCCTCCGGAACCACGTTCCGTTTGTTCAAAGAAATTCTCGGTAACTAATTCGACATAAATCGGTCTCAAATCGGGAGCACAAATTTGTAGGAGACGACTATATTTTTCGATAGTATAGGGTTTTGATGATGCTACATTACGGAATGCACCGATTAATTGTCCTCTATATCCACTATCGATAATGCCTGCACTATTTGCTAACATGAGTGGAGTTTTTGAAATACTTGAGCGCGGGTAACTATAATAACTAACCGGAAACCATGTATCTTTTTTCTCATCAAAAATATGCATTTCACAAATAACATTCATTTTAACAAATTCGGTGTCAGCGTTTTTAACCACTACATCTCTAGTGAAAAAAAGGTCAAACCCAGCATTTGGATATTGGTTATTAATAATAGAATTATTATGGTTTTGTATCTGTTCAATGTACTTATCGTGTAATTTTACGTCATTATCAGTGATACAAATAAAGAGTTTTGCGAATTTATTCATATTGTTCATATTGTTCATGTTGTTCATATTGTCGTAGTAATATATATATAGAATTATTTAAATTGTTTTTATACTATATAATGGTTCATTTTATCTACCAGGAAATAATTATATTCACGAATAAGAATGAACAACTATCAAATATAATAAAAAATATATGTTATACGAATTTCAAGATTATAGAACTTACTGATAGTAACTCGATTTCCTCTTCTGTATTTTTGGAACAAGTTCATATAAAAGAGTCGCGAAACGAGACGATTTTAAATTATTGTGAAGGTGCGAATCCCAATAGTATTATTATGTTTACAGATGAAATTACAAACGAGTTAATACATTCTATAAATACCCGTTTTTTAGAAAATAAATTACGTGTGTTGAATGAATATCCACATTTCTGGGCGTGTAAAAGTATTACATTACATAATATAAAAAAACAAAAATCATATCATGAACTAGATACTCTCTTTATAGCGGATGAAGATGTAGATGAACTGATATATAAGTATATTCCGACAAAAACGCACGTGATTATGGCTACATATCAGAGAAATAATAATTTAGAACGTATTTTTCAAATGTTGTTAGAACAAACCGATAAAAATTTTCGATTTCATTTGTTAGACAATAATACGGATAATGTGCTTCAAATAGAAATAGACAATATTGTTGAAAAATATCGAGATAAATTGGATATAGTATTACATAGAAACAATTATAATCAACATTGTATAGCGAGAATGATGTTAATAAAGAAACTCTTGGACACTTGTTATATAGAATATGTTATCATATTTGATGATGACCAAATTCACCACAATTATTGGATAGGGACAATGGTAGAAAAATGCGAACCATTATCTATACTTTCGTGGTATGGTAAAGTATTTAAAACGTGTGATTACTGGAACAACATAGAAAACACCGACCAAATATTAACGTATGGTGATATAGAGTTTCATCGAAAGCCGGAAATAAAAAAATTTAAATATTTCGGACCAGGTGGCTGTATATTTGATGCGAATTTGTTTTTATTTAATGAGTTATATAAATATGACGAATATTCGGAGTTAATATTCCGTTTAGATGATTTATGGATGAGTTTTGTATTTGATAAATATTTAAATGTCCCTTTTCATCGAATGATATATCATCCAAAGGAATGTATTGATCGAAATAATAGGCAAGCTATGACGTGGTTTCATTGTAAAGAAGATAAACCAAAATTAATGACTTTATTATCCGAAAAATATGATTGGGACGTCTTAAAAGACCAGCATGAAATAATGACGGTGAATACATATTTTTCCAAGATATATGTATTGTTTTCAGATTATGCGAAACTTGAAGAAATTAAACGTCTATTTATTGATATGAATATAGCGGCTGGTTTCATTTACTGTACGGATGAAAAATCGACTTTATTGGAAATTTGTGAAAAAAATCCAAATAATTCTATAGTCGTATTTGACGAAAATGTTCATTTTGAACCATTTTTTCATCATATATTTGATAAAAATAGAAATATTTCAACAAATACGGGGGTGCGTTTAGTTATGAATAATCATAAAAAATAAAAAATAAAAAATATTATATTATATTATATAATATGTTTCAAGAAGCATTGGATAACATTATCGAGGTAAAACAAGGAGAAGTTAGAATATTTGATTGGAAAGAGTATTCCAAACGATATATTGATTTATTAAAGGCCAATATAGTAACGAGAAGAGAACTAACATGGCACATGATACATCACGGTCAATATAACAATAGAATACTATTAGATATTGACGGAAATCGATATGACCACGTTTTTAAAAAGGATGTATATGAGAAAAAAATAAACCAAAAATTTGCGACAGATGAAGGTGCGTATATGCATTATTGTGATCATAATAAAGATACTACACTTGTATGTGAACAATTAAAAATTAAATATAAATATTTACAATCATATACAGGAGATCTTTCATTAGATGGCGCAAAACGAATAGTTATGAATTATAAAACTATTTTAGAAGTGAGACAGCATGAACAAAATAATATTTCTTTTAAAAATATGTGTATCGATTTGTATAATAAAAACGATATTAAATCCACATTAGGTGATAGTAATATATTGTATGGTAGTTCAAAAGTAATACATTCGAGTAACGATATTAGAGAAATAATTATGGATAATTCCACAAAAAAAAGACTAGATAATGTGCTTGTAAATATTCATTCAAATTTAAATCATACAAGTGGAGATACGATTATGTTATTAGAATATATTAAATTGTTTCAGAAGTATAGTAATACAGTAACTTTAATAACAGAATATAAGGTTGAACAATTATTTCGTTCAAATTTAGATTTAACAAATATAAAGCTAGTCGAAAATATGGAACCATTTTCATATATTGAAACACATCATAATAAACACGACTTGATATTTTTGAGAAATCATAACACTAATGATAAAATGATAGGAAAACCGTATCTAAATAAAACCGTTTTATACGGACTAGATATACATTTGGAAACCATCACAAAAATGAAGAATACATTTTTATTTGTAGTAACGCAAAGTGAAAAAATAAAACAGAAATATATAGATAAAGATATTACGGACGACAAAATAATCGTAAAAGAACCACACGCGGTAAAATATGATTTTGATTTGCCAGACAGAACGGATAACGAAATTCGTTTGATTTATTGTGGTACTTTACGTGATGAAGAGAACATTTTAGAAATCATAGAAGAATTTCAAAAGATTCATAAAGATAGACCTGAAGTGGTTTTGAAAATCGTGTATGGTAAGATTATGAATACGAATGCAGATTTTGAGAAAAAGGTAAATGAATGTATTAAAAATGGTGTGGATGGTATTATGTTTAAACATAATTTGAGTCACAAAGACGCATGTTATGAAATCGCGACAAGTGATATTGGTATATGTTGGCGTAAAAATGGATGGGGTGATAATGGAGAAGTTAGCACGAAGGTGAAAGAATATGAGATGTATGGGGTGGAAATAATGAATAAAAAACTGACTATAAATAATGAAATCATATTTTATAAACATGACTTAAAAATAAAAATGAAATCAAAAATTGTAAAATATGTTCCATTTAAAAACAGTACAGATATATTAGATTATGTTAAAAATACAACTATTAAATATGATTATTTTAATATAATAACTCAAGATTTACATTGTAGTAATATTAAAATAAATAATATTAATTTGTTATATTTTGTTTATACTTTTTATCCAGAACATAAATCAGGATATACAAGTAGAACTGAAAATACTTGTTCTTTTTTAAAAAGGAATAATATTTTATTTAATATTATTGTAAATCCCTTTAATTATAATTATACATCAATCCATAATATAGATAAATATATAGTTTTTCCATACTTAAATGAAGCTAAATTTACGTACTTAAGTAACATATGTAAAATTTTGTATCATTTATACAATTATCATACTTTAATTGGTGCTAGCAATCATACAATAGGAAATAGTATTTCAAAATTAAAAGGTTATTATAATATAAAAACGACTTACGAAGTTAGAGGGTTGTGGTATATTACACGTTATCAAAGAACCAATATTTTAAATTATGACGAAGAAAATGCGGAGATTAATGCGTGTAATAACAATGATCGCGTATTTGTATTAAATAATACATTAAAGCAATATTTGATTACCAAAGGGGTAAATAAAGATAAAATATATATCGTAAAAAACAGTTTCAATGTTGAAAAAAATAAAAGTATCAAATCAGAATATAAATATTTTTTTGGTTATTTCGGTTCATTGGTAGATTATGAAAACTTGAACGAAATATTATTTTGTATTAATTATTTGAAAAATAATTTTAATATAAATTTAACTGGAATTATTATTGGAAAAGGAGAATGTGTAATAGATTTAGATAATTACATTAAAAAAAATCAATTAAGTATAACATTAATTAATGATACCATTCCAAAAGAACAAATAATGTTATATTATAATCAGGTTAAATGCATAGTACTTCCTAGAAGAAAAAATGTTTTAACAAACATAGTTGGTCCATTAAAATTTGTTGAAGCATATAGTAATAACAAAATTATTATAGCTAATGATTTGGAACCATTATATGATTATATTCCAAATGAGGAAATTCCACTTCGAAATTCAAATATATTCTTATACAATACAACATTTACATTAATCGAAACATGTAAATATATCTATAATAATAATATCGACTCAACGAAAATCAATAAATTTTACAATTCTGATTCTCACGCTTTGAAAATGTTTTTGCCTAATTATGATAATTTTTATAAATCAAATAAGTCAAACAAGTCAAACTTTTTATTTTTTATTTGTAGAAATTTATACGAAGATTTAAACAAAAATGCAGGATATATTATTCTGATAAAAAACTGGTTGAACGCATTAAATAAACAATATAATTTAATTATAACTCATATAGATACTAACAATAAAGGTCCATTTTTCATATGTGATAATGTATATAGCATAAAGGATAAGAATAATAACTTGGATTATGATTTGTTAGAAAATATAATAAAAAAACATAATGTGAATTATTTTATGACTGACTCAAATATATTAAATACAGATTATGATTTAGTAATTGATATAGATAAAATATGTGATATTAACAAAAAATACGGATTAACAACCACGTTTTTTGAAAGAGGATTATCTTTTTTGGTTTATGAATATAAACGTCCTCAATTTTTCAAAGAGAATTTTCACATATTTTGTGAAAAAGCAAAAAGTATTTATGATAAATTTGATACATTAACATGTTTATCTAATTCAACAAATGATTTTATAAAAAAATACATAAAACCAGATAATTCAAATATAACAGTTGTATATAATTATACTTTACCGTTAAAAATATTTACACAATTACAGAAAGATGAAGTTAAAAGTATTTATAATATTAGCTCGGATGAAATCATAATTTCATACATAGGTAATATTGTGAGTTATGAAAATTTAGATTTATTATTAGATACATTTAATAAAAATATTAATTTTTTTAAACAAAATAAAGTTAAACTAATGATTATCGGTTCTTCACCAACCGGATCAAATTTATTAGATACTTTAAAGGCAAAATATAATAATGATAATATTATTTTTACAGGTCATATATCCGCAGAAAAAATATTTTTATATCATTCTATTACTTCTATTGGTGTAATATGTAGAAAGGATTGTATGTTAACCAATTATATTATGCCAACAAAAATATACAGTTATATAACTTATAATATTGTTAATATTGTACCAGATTTTAATGTTTTTAGAGAAATAAAACACCAAGGTGATAATTTAATTCTTTATAAGGAAGGCGAATTCGAAAGTGCTTTATTAAATTCAATTATTAATTTACAAAAAAAATTAAATAAAGTCATACCAATTTCAGAAAATAATATTGATATATTGGAGAACAATATAAGTCTAGTAAACAAAATTTCTAATAAATATTTTGAATTACCAGAAACCAACACATGTTTATTTAAATCCAACAAATGTATAATAGAGACAAGTGAAAATATAATTGTTATGTGTTTGTGGAAAAGAATAAATTTATTTTACGAACAATTAATTAATTTTAATGAACAAACATTCAAAAATTATACATTGATCTTAATTATTAACAATGTTAATGAATTGAGTAATTTTTTGAATTTAATAAAAATTTTCAGTAAAAAACATGATATGTCTATAAACGTGTATACAAATTTTAATAATATAGGAGGTATTAATAGATATATTATTATTCATGAGTTATTACAAAAATACAAACATATAAAATATGCTTTTACTATAGATGATGATCAATTATTTTCAAATAACAAAGTTTTAGAATATATATTTAATATAAAGCCAAATAAAGAAGTACATTGTTACTGGTCAAGAAAATTAAAAAAACATTTATATTGTAACATAGATACTAATGGTAGAGATAATATTTTTACCATGAAAGACTTTATATATGATAAAGTAGAACATTTAGGTTATGTTGATTACGCTGCAAGTTGTGGATGTTTATTTAATGTTGCACCTCTTAAAACAAGAGAATATTTTAAAAATATTCAAAACAGACATGTTTTTATTGAAGATTTAGTATTTTCTATATTTTTAGAAAATAATGGTTATTTGCTATATTCTGATAAAAATATAAAGTTAAATACAATCAAAGATGGTAAGAATCAATCAATTGGAAAATTATATATTTATAAGAATGAATTATTCGAACAACATTATAAAACAAAATTATTACAAGTTTTTCAAATGTATTTTAATATAAATTATTTCCTTAATAATGACCATATTTCCATTTATGAAACAAAAGTTAATATGAATGGAGTAATTGACTTACATACATCTAATAACATTAATTTTAAATTACATAGTTTTAGAGAAATTGTTAGTATTTTAATTAACAGTGAATTATATTTATTAAATACATTTATAAATAATTATGTTGAAAATTATTCAGTTTATGAAAAATTTAGTTTAAATAAACAGAATTGGCAATGGAATGATCATTCGATATCTTGGCGCATGATTGTATTTTGTTTATTATGCGATAAATTTTCATATTTACTAGACAAAGTAACTATTACTAACATAAAAAAACATTGTGATATGATGTATAAAAAATTTATAATAGATGATAATAATTATGTAGGTGGTAATCATGGATTATATCATGATCTAGCTGGAATGTATTATTGTATTTTTTTCAACTGTGATAATGTAAAATTTTTTCGTGATCGTTACGACAAAAATATACGTGATTATATTTCATTTGACGAGGGTTTATGTTTTGAACACTCAACAAATTACCATCGACTTTATAAATCGATTTTTGATATATATAAACATATAATAAACGATAATACTAATGAAATAAATCATTTTATAAATAACTTTAATAATAATTTCACATATTTTATAAATAATGGTAAATACATCCAATTTGGTGATACAGATATAGAACCTTTGCACGAAGAAAAAATTACTATAAAAAATATTAAGTCAACAACAGATAAAATAAAATTATTTCATAAATCTGGTTTTGCATTCTACAAAAATAATGATTTTCATCTTGGAATTACAAATTGTTTTCATTCAATTAAACATAAACAAAAAGATGATTGTTCCTTTGTATTTTATTATAAAAATAATTTGATTTTATGTGATGGCGGTAGATATGATTATAATAAAAGTGATATTAGAAGTAAAATAAGTCACTTTCATGTACATAATTGTCTAGAAATACCAGAATTAAGTCAAGAGTATTTCAATTTAAAATATGGTTCAGGAAAATTTGAAACTAATAATAATAATGAAATAAATGTAAATAATCCATTATATAATAAATACAATATAACTCATAAAAGAAGGTTTAATATTAATGAAAATGAAAAAATATTAACAGTGACAGATACTATAATTAATTTATCAGATATAAAATATACAGGCATTTTAAGATATAACTTTCATCCAGATATTGATATCGAAAAAGAAGGCAATTTAATTGAAAAATATACGATTGAATCAAAAAATACTATAAAAACAAAAATAGTTGACTCATTATATAGTCCAAAATCTATGAAAGTATATGATAATAAAAGAATAGAGACAACATTTAAAATAGAACCAAAAGAAAATATCGTGATTGTATTTAAATTATTTTTAAATTAGCTTTTGATAACTTATAACACTTAAAATATTATAAATTATAAGTGTTATAAAATTTAAAGGGGTATAACCAAATACTTTTAAAGGAAAGTTAAACCTTCTTTCACTATCGTTTAAGAATATCTTATTAGGAAAATCTTATTAGGAAAATCTTATTAGGAAAATCTTATTAGGAAAATCTTATTAGGAAAATCTTATTAGGAAAATCTTCTGTTAAATATTAATTTCTTTCATACACAATAATATCATAATATTTTCCAATTTTGTGTATTTCTCTAATAATATTTATGTCATTCTTAATAATGCAATTTCAATTCAAAAGAGTTTTGAGTTTTCGGATAAGATATTAATATTTTATTAGCCTTTTCGAGTTCATTATTCATTAATTAACGATTGTTTATAACCATATGCGTATACATTTATATTTTTGAAAGAATATCTTTAATCCTCTCACTACTTTTCCCATCCCATAAATCCATAGAACCTTTACACTCTTTCAATTCGATTTCACTAATTTTATGTATCATTTGATTCGTCCCATTATTCTCAATTAATGTGCTTGGACGTTCGGTATTTTCTCGCAGTGTGAAACACGGAATATCCAACGCAGTGCTTTCTTCTTGTAATCCTCCACTATCTGTCACCAAGTATTTACAATTCGCCATTAAACACGTGAATTCTAAATAGCCTAATGGTTCGTCCAAGATAATATTCGGATTTTCTTCAACTTTTTTTAGGTAACCTAACTTTTCCAAGTTGCTCTTGGTTCGAGGATGAATAGGATACACCAATTTCTCGGTCTTACTCAATTCTTCAAAATCGTCAAATATTTCCTTCAATTTATCCATATCATCTACATTACTTGGGCGATGTAATGTTATCAAAACATATTCTTTTGATTTTACACCCAATGTTTCATGATACTTGGTGTCCAATGCTTGTTGTAAGTATTTCTTTTGTGTATCAATCATCGTATTTCCTACCAGATACACATTTTCTGTAACACCAATTTCTTTCAAATTATCTACACCACTTTGTTCAGTGATAAAATAATATTTGGTAATATGGTCGGTTAACACACGATTGACCTCTTCAGGCATTAACATATCACCACTACGTAATCCACTCTCTACGTGTGCTAAATCAATATTTAATATTTTCGCAGCCAATCCAGCAGCCAATGTGCTAGTTACATCACCAAACACAACGACTATATCCGGATTACATTTCTCAAATTCTACCTTTAATTTATCACGTATTTCTCCTAATTGTCCAAGATCGCCATCATACGTCATTAATTCTTGGATCACTGCATCTTTATCCTTCAAATATTCACAATTGTTAACATACATTTTATCATCAAAGTCACCTGATTTTGTTTTCTTTTCTAAAGACAGGTGAATATCTGGTCTTGGAAATTTCAATTGATTGAAAAAAACATCGCTCATTTTCGCATCAAAATGTTGCCCCGTGTGTATTAGGGTCAAATTAAAATCTTCTTTTAATGCTTCATAAACAGGGAATGCCTTCATGAAATTGGGGCGAGCACCAATAATCAAAGTAATGTTTTTCATTATATAATATTTGAATATTTATTTTATATCAAATATTATAACATACCGAATTCTTAATCAAAACCCTCTTCGAAATCTTTCTTATTTTTTAATTTCACATTCACGTGATCGTTACGCATAATATTTCGCTCCTCTACTGTTGCTTGTAATATAAGATGAGGAGAATTTTCACGTTTCATATGGTGTAACAACGCATTTGTGTCTTTGGGAAAGCAATAACCACCATAACTTATTTGACCGTCAATACCAGGCACATCAGTATGCATTGGGTTTATCCATTTATTCTTTAACATTAAATCCCTTACCGTATTATAATCACAACCCGTTTTATTACAAAGAGCATATAATTCATTGAAAAACTGTATCTTTACGGAATAAAAACAATTCACGAAACTCTTCATAGACTCTGATTCAGTAGAAGTGCATGTAGAAATCTCCGCATCAGGATAATACATAGCATAAAAATCACATAATATTTGTATATTTTCATCTGTAGCAGTTGTTCCTTTTCCTAATACAATATGTTTTTGATTATGAAAGTCTTCGAAAGCAGTAGCAGCCGTTAAAAATTCGGGATTATGAACAAATTTCAAACTAGGAAATTTCTCACATAATTCAACTGTTGTTGTGGGCTCTACCGTACTCTTGATGACTACGATACCAGAATAATTTGAATCGACCAAACGTTCGCATATTTCCAAAATACACGAACGATCATAGGACATTTTCTCTTCGTCAAAAATAGTAGGTAGTGCTAAGAATGCGATATCACTGTCCAAACAGTCTTCAAAACTGTCTGTATCGTTTTTGAATTTATCATATCCTTTCACATTCGCGCCTTTAAGTTCAAAACTTTTTTTCATTGATCCACCTACGAATCCTAATCCAATAATAGAAGTTTTCATTAGTATATATCATATTTTGATTATTTAAAACACAAATTTTATACATCAGTAAAATAGTAGATTATTTAAACGCGATGAAAACTGTAAAATGGTCATATTGTTTTATAATATGGTCATTGATTATAAATACCAAACTGAAATGGTAAGGATGATAAGGAATTATATCCAACAATTTATTCGACCGTAACAACTTTCGCTAAGTTACGAGGCATATCAGGATTCAACCCTCTATCGAGTGATAATTTATAGGCTAGAATTTGTAAAGGGATAATCGACAAAAGATGCCTAAATGTTTTGTTGTAGGGTAAAATAATTGCGTTTTCTTTATCACAATCTTGATGGTCAGTTATCATAATAACCTCGGCGTGGCGTGATTTTATTTCTTCATAAGCATTTAATGATTTGGAATAATATTCATCTTCTGGGGCAATCAAAACGACAGGAAATCCTTCGTCTAAAAGAGCAAATGGACCGTGTTTTAAACTACTTGTGCTATATCCTTCCGCATGAATATAAGATATTTCTTTTATTTTCAGAGCACCCTCTCTCGCAATACTTTCGCCTTTATTTTTTCCCAATAAGAAACAACTTGACCTATCTTTAAAGAGGGGAACAATTGTATCCATTTTTTCTTCACAAAGGTAAACCGTTTTCTCAATATCTAAATACAATTGTCTTAAATCCTTAATGATACGAATACGTGCTAATGAATGTGTATTTTTTATTTGCGAGAACCAAGTCGCCATCATAGATAATAGAATGACTTGTGATGTGTAAGCCTTTGTGCTTGCTACAGCAACTTCACGTCCAGCATTTAAATAACAACCACAGTGTACTTCACGTGCGATTAATGAATCCACTACATTTACTAAACCAATCATAAAGAGGTCAGTATCTTGTGCTATTTTAATACACCGATGCAGGTCTTTTGTCTCTCCTGATTGGGAAAGTAAAATTAGGGCAGTTTTACCAAACTTGGGAATATCATATTTTGTAAATTCTGCTCCATCGAATAACTGAACACTATTAAATTCGCATATTTCTTTAAAATATACTACTCCGATCATACCAGCATGATAAGATGTACCACACCCTAGGATAATGATATTGTCTATTTCTTGAAGTGTCTCGACATTATCATTTAATCCACCCAACTTCACTTCATTTGATGATAATAAACGTCCACCTAAACTTATCGCACGCAATGATGAATCGACTTGTTCGTTAATCTCTTTAATTGTCCAGTGAGGATAAGGTGCAGGTGTTAATGCGTTATTTGTATTTAATGTATTTTTCTCTACATAAACGTCTTTTGTAACAATTTTAATTTTATCATCTGTATATTCAATTGTACAAATGTCTCGATTATTTAAGACAATATATTTTGTAAATAAATTACAAAATCCGCTTTGTTCACTGGTGACCATAGCCATTGCGTCATCCACACCAATTAACAAAGGGCTTCCATGTCTAGTACAATATATTTTATTAGGTTCATCTTTATATAAAACAGCTATTCCCCAAGTGCCTGTGAGTTGGTTTGATGTTTTCTCGATGGCGTCCATAACATTAGATGATTCTTCAAAATGATATGCTATTAAATTCACAATCACTTCTGTATCGGTTTGAGATTTATTATTAATACCTTTGGATGCTAGAAATGTTTTAATCTCTTGATAATTCTCAATAATACCATTATGGACGAGTGAAAATTTCGAATTAAATGATACGTGTGGATGCGAATTTATATCTGTTTTTGCTCCATGGGTAGCCCAACGTGTATGTCCAATACCGATATTTGATTCAGAATCATATGTTGATAATAACTCTAATGCGCTATTGTCTTTTGTGGAAGCGTGTTTACGAGTTATTATCTCTCCATTTTCTAAAACAGAAATTCCAGCAGAATCATAACCACGATTTTGAAGTTGTAATAATGAATCTAGAATTCTTTTAAAGGCATTTTTATTACCTATAAACGCTGAAATACCACACATTATATTATATCATTATTAATTATTTTCTCCAAAATTTCCTATCTTGTCTGAAAATTGTGTAGACGTTAAAGCTAGATCGAGTAATTTCTTATCTTTTATATCACAATTATCAAATAATGGTTTGAAATAATTAAAATCGCCGTACTGTTTATCTTTCCATTTGGAATTATTCTTTATAGATGAATTAAAACATACATTTGATGTATCTATTTCACCTAAAACAAGTGGTTCATTTAAGTCTTCTTTGTATATTAATTTATCTGGTCTTATAAATTTCCACGTTAATATTTTATATTTGTTCATAGATATGTTTAAAATATTGAATGCATCATTTGATATAAAATAATTGTCGTCGTCCAAGAAGATAATGAACCCTTTTGTTACCTTATCCAACAATCGATTACAATAAAGATTGAATTTATACTTTTCGTGCGACTTATCATTCACATGAAAGAATGTTATTTTATCGTTTGTTTTATATTCATCTAGATAAGACAATGATTCATTTTTATCATAGCAAATATATACGTGATAATTACTATACATTTGATTAAGAATACTAGCAATACATTTTTTAAAATAATTAGGTCGATTACTTGTTCTTATTAAAATGTTGAAAAATTTTATTTTAGTTTCCTTAAACTCTCTTATTTTTTGTGTAGATTCTTGTAAATTTTTATTATAATTATATATCATTTCTTCCTTACATATACTTCGTTTTTCATGTTTACCATATTGTAAGTAGTGCTGTAATATATCTTTTTTTTTTATAATATTATGATTATTTAAATCTGTATATGTCGTTTTGTAAAATTCATGATTAAATGTGAATATTTGTCCATTATTCATAATTATTCGATAATTCTATTTTATAATAAAATAATATATTATAATGAGTAATTTGTCGAGATTAAGTGTTGTTATATTGGCTGGCGGTTTAGGTAAACGAATGTGTTCTAAAATACCCAAGGTATTACATTTATTATGTGGAAAACCAATGTTAGTTCATGTATTAGAAACCGCGTTTCGCCTTAATCCTGCTAAAATATATATGGTTGTTGGTAAATATAAAACGGTTATCGAAGAAACTCTCTCTAAATTTGTTTCGCTAGATAAAATCGTATTTGTTGACCAACCTAAAGCACAAGGCACTGGACACGCGGTTCATTGTGTGCGACCTCATTTATTAGATTTAGATGAAGACCATAAAATAGTTATATTATCAGGAGATGTCCCATTATTAAAGTCGGATACAATTTGTTCATTAGATACAAAAGATAAGGTATCTCTTATGACTACACAATATCAAGACCCAACTGGATACGGTAGAATTGTCCAAGATACAAATGGACAATTTTCTAAAATTGTAGAACAAAAGGATTGCGATAGTGAAGAAGTTGAAATCGACATTGTAAACGCAGGTGTATACATGTTCACAATTGGATTATTACGCGATTATCTACCATTTATTGATAATAAAAATGCTCAACATGAATATTATTTAACCGATATTTTTGAAATCATAAAGGCACACGAAAATATACCCATTGGTATGGTTCATCTACCAAGTGAAAAATCGGTCGAACTCACAGGCATTAATACAAAGGAACAATTAGAAATATTGGAATCACAATTATTGTCCAAGAAATAGTGATATACACCTTCAGACATTTAAAATGGGACAAAATATAATAAAAAGATATAAATATTTTTTTATTATATACAATATCATAATGAACGAAGAAAGAATAAAGGCATTGGAAGAAGAAAATGATAAACTAAAACAGGAATTACAAGAAACCAAAGAACACCTCAAAAAATATACAGCACCAGCAAGTAGAAGAGAGTATTATGAACGAAATAAAGAGAAAGAAAAATCAAGAGTAAAAGACTATCAGCAACGAACTAATTACAAAAGCACATATGTAGCATCTCCTGAAAAGAAAAAAGAATATGCAAGACGAGCATATTTGAAAAAAAAAGAAAAGGAAAAAGAAAAGGAAAAAGAAATTAATGAGAATATTTAGGAAATTATATATTTTTGTTATTTACGAAAATTATATAAAAATAAAATATTTAGTAAATATATAGAATGGTGAAGAAAAAGAAGGATACTTTCCAAGAGTTCCGTTCCACAGATAAATCTGCTTACACTACCATCAAAACAACGCTCAAATCTGTATTACATAACCACAAAGAAGTGCAACCAGTCATTACTCATTTGGTTTTTGAAATGAACGATTTGATGATACATTCTTATCAGTTTATTAGGTTGTATGTATTGAAATGTTATAACAACGATCAACCCTTACCTGAAATAAACGAGAAGTTCATTCTGTATTGTATCAAGACATTAGGAGTGAGAAGTAATCAAGGAGTAAAGAGTAAGGACACTGACCTATTAGAAACATTACAAGAGTTTTATGATAAGGAATACCAACCTTTACTTAACCACGAAAAGACCCAGTTAAAAAATACTACTTTTTTGTTACCTTATTTAGCAACACAACTTCATACTTCCTTATCTAATAACACACAAGAACATTTTATCCAACACTTCCTTCGGTTCATCAATAAAACCACGAAGGATATTACAGAAGATAAAGCAGTTTTATTCAAGTTCAAGAAACAATTATTAGACTGCAATGAAGAAACGGATACGATATTTGATGACTGGAAAAACACCCATTTACAGAATATTCTTCCTGAAAATATAAAGAAGTCAGTTCATTATGATGTGAAAGTGAAACCATTTGATTATTTGAAAGGTATGTTGTATATGAATGCTGTATTAGAAAAGGAAGACCATAAATTATTCCAACCTTTACCGCTTCGCAATAACATTATTCCCAAGCATATCATTCTGGATACAGCAACCATAATTAGTTTATTCTGTCCTGCGAATAATAAGGAAGGAACAAAGAAGGGAGAAATGCATAAAAATATCAAAGTATATCAACACGATGTATGGAATAATCTATTGAATCTACAACATAAAACATTCAAAAGCAAACATTATCAATTTCATTATCAAATACAAACAGACGGAATTAGTTGTTCTTTGTTGTTTATTCGTAAGGATTTGAAAGATAAGAAATGGGGAAGCAGAGTTCCTACTTTGCAGGAGCAAGATTTTCATAACATAGAAGATTTATCCACAGAACAACTCAAAGAAGTAGCACCTCGTAATATTGTAGGGTGCGACCCTGGAAAACGCAGTCTGGTATATATGATGGACGATAAAGGAAATAAACTTCAATATACAGCACCCCAAAGGAAACGAGAAAGCAAAGCAAAAACAAACCAACGAATATTATTAGTGGAAAAGAAACGAAACAACATCATAGAAAAAGAAACCCATTTATCGTTTCAAAATAGTAAATCTGTTGATTATGAAAAGTTCAAGAAGTATTTAGTGGAGAAGGATAAACTGAATAAAGAAACATTAGATTTTTACCAAAGAGAGGTATGGCGAAAAATGAAGTTTCGTCAATATAGTTATGGTAAGAAAAG